GCCGTTGAATTGTTTAGCATGACCGATCTTCCGATCTACTGTATCGACGGAAACCACGACCGATGGGGCATCAAGTCCGGCGGCGTCATGGTTGTTTCTGACATTGCCAAACGTTGCCGCAATGTGACGTATTTGGGACATGATGAGGCCGACGTGGTCATAAAGGGGTCGGTTTGGCGCTTGTTCCATGGTGAGGACGGGTCAAGCTATGCGTCATCCTACCGGGTGCAAAAACTTATCGAATCCTTCACGGGTGGCACTAAGCCTAACGTCCTACTTGTCGGCCACACTCACAAGCAGATTTACATCTTCGAGCGCAACATTCACGCCGTCTCCGGTGGTGCAATGTGTCGTCAGTCGGCTTGGATGCGGTCAAAGAAGCTAGTCAACCATGACGGATTCCATATCATCCGTGCTACAATACGCGACGGGCAAGTAGTACGGTTCTCGCCCACGTTCTATCCGTTCTTTAACTAGGAGTTTGTCATGACCTTTCGCCGTTGGCTATCCGAAACATGGGACGACATTCTAGTCTACGCCCTAACCCTGCTAGGCGTCATCGTGGCGCAATTCCTCCCCGCCCTAAAGTCCTCCGCAGACTTTGACTTGACGGTGACAGGCCCACGTGCCTTGGTTGCCTCTGTGGTGGCCTTGTGGCTCGTTCTACAGGACGAGGATACCAAAGGGGACCTTGTGGCACGAAGGGGTAAGAAAGCCAACCTAAAGCGCCGTTTCTCGTCTGCACTTACGAACGGTTTCACTTGGTCCACACTTACGGGGATGGTATGAAATATGTTTATGCGGCTTGTGGCTTTACTCTTGGCGTTATCCTTGCCGGTGTTGTCTTTTGGGGAGTCTACTTACACCTTGAAAGAGAATCTCAAGACAGATTTGATAAGCAAATCAAAGCAAGTCAAGTCTTGGTTAGCAGAATTGGAGATGAACTTAACCGAGAAAGACAATCTCATCAGCTCACTAGAGAATCACTCGGAAGAGCTGAAGAAATCGTTGACTCAGTTAGACTTGAACTTGCAGGACGCGATAAAGAACTTAGACGACTCCGAGAAATCGCGAATCGAGACACAGAACTTATTGAATCAAGTGAAGAAGGAATTGACTGGATTATCGAGGTCTTGGAAAGATTACCGATTCTGGAGTGATGTCCGGTTCTACTCGACTTGTGGGGTGGCGGTTGTTTTGGCGGTGTTGTTGGCAATAAAATAGGCCCCTTTTGGGGGCCTATGGTTCACTCGTTCCGCAGTTCTATACACCCCGTGAAGTCCTTAAAGACTCTCATGTCCCAATCTTCACTGTACTCAAGAATAAACCCGTCTTGCCTGTATACAGATGTTCCTCGTCCGTTTTCAAAAAACATGACGACAACCATCGCCGACTTGTCGATCATCAATTTCGGGAACGAAGTTTCAATGTCTCCCACAATCTTACTATTCATACCGGAACTCCTTAAAGCTATTCTGATTTTTCCAATTCAGCAATTAGAGCGTCAGCAAGTTTGACTGCCGTTTCTACGGTCCAATTGATCTTGTCTTGCGTTGTTCCATTCGGATGATTTCCGTGTGAAGTAATACCCATCATTGCCCTACCTGCAAAATAGGCACGCAAACTCATGCCTTTACTTCCTTCAATCTCAACCTGTTGCATCCTACTACTTTCCGCACCTTGAACCCATGCGGTTTTTCTTCCTGTAGGAAACGCTGGTCCACCATTATTTTTCATACCGGAACCTTCCCCTTCAACTTAAAATCACACTTCTCAATCAACCGCCACAACACAACCTCCTCGACAAGCTGACTTCCTTGCTCGACGGTCAACACCCCGGCACGGCGTTCCCATTGGTCGGACTCCGACAGGTAAAAGTTAGCCTGACGGGCGTTGACGGCGTTGCTTGCTTGCTCGGTGGCAAGGTTGGCACGGTCGGTGAACCATTCGTGTACTGTACTCATCCCTCTCTCCTTTTGCCTGTTGTCTTCGGTCAGGCTCCGGGAATCCCCACAAGTAGCATGTGGGGATTCTTATTTATCCCCACAAGTCATCTTGGTGAAGAACTCTCCGAATCCTTCATCACTTCCTGTCTGTTCGATGTATATCTTCTTGGCGGCATCAAAGGTGTCCATCAGCTTTTTCAGGTCTTCGGCAAACGTTGTCATCTCTCGTCCCTCTCTTAATATCAGTATCGACCCAAACCCAAACCTTGTCAACAACTTTAGCAATAATTATTCTCTTGACTAAATGAAGACTATACCCGATACTGAAGACAAGGAGATTACATGAAAGAGACTTACGTCAAGCCCAAGAAACCCGAGACAAACCGGGTGCAGGTGCAACTGATCTACGGACCGGGAGAATACGAGGAACAAGATAGGTTCCTTGTCTCCACCGGACGGACCAAGGGACGGGCATACGTCGAGGCGATGAAGCTGTACATCGAGGCAGAGCGCAAGGCAGGCCGATATGTCTGACCCCACCCCGATCTACAAGCGGCAAGCATCGAAAGGAAGCGACCGACCGGGAAGCGAAACCGCTAGCGTCAAACGCGACCCGGACGGGATACCGATTGATCCTAAGTATGATCGCAAGAAGGTGCCGGAGCACTCTATCGCAACCATGGGTGGGCAGAAGACGCCGACCGGGTATCGGGATTGAAGGAGGATATGATGGATGATAATACGGCTATCGATGCTATCGAGGAAGTCATCCTTGATGCTGTCTACAACGAAGAAAACACGATTCTAAGTAATTACAATATTGCTAAGGCCGTGTTTGAAGCAGGCTACCGTCTCGACCCGTACCCGAACGGGAAAAGCAAAGATGAACTGATCAAGCGAATCGAGGAGCTTGAGGCGGAGCGGGATAGGGCGAGGAACTTGCTCAGGGGGTTACACGATTCAACCCTCAAGGCTGATCCGTGGCTTAGGGGCAAGCATGACATGGTTGGTTGCCCCGTATGCACCTTCCTTGACGAAACCAATACGGTGATTCCATGAGCCTATACGGAAGTATCTACGACCAAGCCGCGAGGGATTGGGACGACCCTGAAGCCTTTGAGGATGCGGACGATGAGAAGTGCCCCGAGTGTGGGCAAAGACGGTGCGTGTGTGGAAAATTGGAGGACATGAATGAGTGAGAAACTGACGTTTGCGAACGTACATACCTACATGGAAAATAAGATGGATGTCTCCTTGTGGAGACACATCGAATCCGACCGCGAGGCCATCCGCGCCGAGGTTCGTGAGGAGGTGACCGAGGAGATTTTGAAGGATCATTTCGCAATGGGTGAGGACATACAAGTCTGGAACGATATGACCAAGAAATGGAAGGACACAACAGTCTGGTACAATACTGCCGGATGTGGTGCTGACAAACCAGTCGTTAGAAGGGTACCAGAACCAAGGCCCATGACACGAGATGAGAAGATTAAGGCCATTAAGGGAACTGGCCTTTTCTTGCAAGTTGAATTGCTCAAGGAGTCAACTCTTGACGATCTTCTTACCGTTAAGGGCATCCCCACCGAGGTCACAGAATGAAAGACACCCTTATTCTCTGGTCCTTCCTAATCCTCTTCGCAATCGCCCACGAATACCTAGCCGTCCGTGGCCTAGTGGACTTCGGCAAGTCTGCGGGATGGTGGTGAGATGACGCTATCCCTTTGTATCGTGCTATTGTTGGGCGTGGTGACCTTCGCGGTGCTTGAGTGGACCGACCCTAAGCCTTGTGCGTGGGTGGTGAAGGTAAGGTTGTGGTTGAATAGGAGGAAGCCATAATGGACATGGAAATGGTGGAAGTGATTTGGATGGAACTTGATGAACGAATGAGCTTTGACCTTGCTCAACGTCTCCACGATGCCGGGTATCGGAAGGTGCCTGACGTTGTAAAAATGGTCGAGGTGTTCCACAATGCCTATTTTGTGGAACGCCGTATGAACATGGGAGTTGAAGCAATCCACGATCTTATGATGGGAGGTAAGTGATGGACGAATGTAGGGAAGCGTTTGAGAAGTTCTGCAAAGAACACAAGGTAACTGAATGCCCGTTCTACTGGAAACTGTGGCAAGCCGCCTGGACCGACCGTCAAACCAAAACCATCCGACACGCCTACAATGCAGGTGTGGCCTGGGCTATCGGTAACGGTAAGGACATTGACGAGTATTTGGAAGCGCAGAAGTAAAAGCGTTTGGACATGAAAAAGCCCCCGGTGAAGGGGGCGTTTTTATTTGCCTTTAGTCCATTCATTCCAAAGCCTAACGGCTTCATCCTGACTAACTGCCAACGGTGGATAATCATCATCGTTCCAGTGGTCGCAGTCTGGATTGTTGCACTCTACACCCCATTGACCGTCAAAGAACATCATATGACAGTAATCGCCGCATTTGCAATCGTTCATGGCATTACCTGTGCATCAAGTTCAGACACAAGATATTTTCGAAGGCTTTCATTCCTTTTGAGTTCGAACCTAATTCTAGACCGTTCCACTTCATACCAGTTAGGTTCAAAGATTAGGTTTTCACGGTACGCAAATACTACTTCGCCAGTATTAAGGACACGGCATTGATACATTGCCTTGTCATCGTCGCTAAAATTGGTACTGATACCATGGATGAAAACGTATTGCGTAGGACCATTTAGACACTCATCCTTGACGGCTATCTTTCCAAGGATATCACGGTCAGATTCTTCAACTTCGTAATCTTTCATTCTTCTACCTTCTTAACCGTCGTATAAATCGTCTCTTGCAACACCCAAAAGATGGTTCCGAACATAAACAAAGCAATAATCATAGCCACCTCGGAACCAAGGTTCACCCAGTGACCGACTAGCGCCCGTGGAATTGCCAAGAATATGTCATATGCCTTGATTGTAGGGGCTTCCTTTGGCTTCGATGCTACCAGGGCGCGATATTCACTAGCCTTGGCCGAGGCGGCGTTAAACACGGCCTGTTGGGTGTCTATTTGTCCTTTGTACCCTTCACCCTTCTCAAGTTGCTTTGCCTTCAGTTCCTCAAGGTATGTTGAGGCGTTATCCTCTGCCGTCTCTAGCGCCTCTAGCTGCATGTCTGATGCCGTTCTGTTGGTTTGGTAGTCAATGCCCACCATGACAAAGGAAGTGTCTAGGAACCCTGCTAGGATTGCACAGCGAAGCCATAGACTGGTGTTGCCCTTGGTCAGCGCCCGAAGCCCGAAAAGTACGATGATGAAAGCCACTGAAACAAACGCCACCTTCTCTAGTGCCGATGGTCCCATGATGTAAAGACAGATTCCCGATAGCACTAGGTCGATGATGACCGCCGTTAGGATTGTTCCACTGTCTACCATCCAGTCTGCAAATCTAGCGGCTTTGTGGTGCCATGGTTCTTTGGTTTGTTCAACTATTAAGTTTTCCTTAACAGTTGCTTCCCTTGGTTCCACCACCCTCACCCGTTCCTGATGCTTAGTCCGGTACTGATTCAGCAGTGACTTCGCGTCATCGTCGGAAATCTTCAACGCCTTGGCCACCGTGTCGTATCGGGGGAGTCTCTTCTTCTCTTCCCTCGTTTTCGTCATGCGGCGTTCTATCTCTTCTGTGAGAATCATTATCTCATCCTCGAAGGTGGTAACCAAGGAATCTCTACATTCCACCAAAAGAAGCAGTACTCACGATTCTTTGTGAAAATACGTTCGGAAATGAAACCAAGCCTACAAATTACTGCCCATGACCTGGGTGTTTTTGGCTTGTAAAACCTTATTGGTTTCATTTGTCGTAGCCTTTCAGGGCTTCACGGGCTATGTTTGCCATCTCATTGCACCGAATATGAGGGTTCAATCCTGTGTCTTTCTTTATAATACGTTCCAATGCGTCTCTTGCCGTTTCCAAGTCTAGCCGTGTTTGGAGAAGTGCATCCCAAAGAACAGCCGGATAACCGCAAGACATATTTCTTTCCCAATGTTCTGTATTTGACTCCGGCACCAATCTTTCCACTTCTTCCCTAGTCCATTCTTTCATCTGTCTCTCCTTTATATTCCGTAATGATTGCTTGCCACCGGCGGCATTCTTCTCCAAATACTCTTTGCGTGTCTTATGTTGTCCCGTCTCACATTCCTGTAAAATCCCAGTGCCATCCATTCACCATCGCACCACATTCTACCGCAACAAAGACACGTTCGTTCCCAACCGTACCACGGTGTAAAAAACATTACGTGAAGTGACTTACGCCTAGCATTTGGATGAACCTTTTTACAGTCAGGACAATCTACCAGTTGCGATTCTTTTGCCGTTGCTGACGGCGCTGATACGTGCAATAAGCCTTCCATACCATCATTCCGACTCACACTCATCCAAATACAACTTCAACGCCTCAAGCAACCCCACCGCCTCGGCCCTCCTGGTCTTCAATTCCTGATACCGTTCAGCCGGGAGTCCGTAAGCAGGATTCCTACCATGCGCCTCCCACTCGGCCTTTCCACGGTTAATCAGCAAATCCGCATCCCTGCCCCACTTCTCGGCCTTCTGTCGCATCGTGGCGATTGCCTCATCTGTCATTAGGTCGAAGTCGTCTTCGTCGTAGTCAGTGCCGTCGATTTTGTAGGTCACGATTGTTCCTCCATCTTCATCATAATCTCTAACACCTCGGCGCAGTTGTCTCCGTCAAGTCCTTCGGGTGTGTCGTGGTAAGTTCTGGGAGCCGACCACCTTTCCATGTCGTCGAAAAGTCGTTTCCACAGTTTCTCATAGTCTTTCATATCTTCTCCTTGTCTAAAAACTATGCTTCCTCTTGGATTTGAACCAAGGACCAACCGTATATAAGACGGGCGCTCTAACCACTGAGCTAAGGGAGCAAGCCCCCTAACGTCCCTAGGGGAATGGCATGCAGTATCGCTTCTAGGCGATGTTTTTAGGCGTCCCACCGTCCTGCAAAACGCGCCACTGGTTTCATAGTGGCCATTAGCCCCAGACTGTGAATCACCGAAGTACCTGGGGCACTATCGGAAATATTCAGGTTTAATCGCCCTGACCACGACCAGCCAACTGACGGGATTGAACCGCGACATTGTACGGATATGTACTGCTCTACCACTGAGCTAAGCTGGCATTAACCGTCGAATCACGGCAAACGATGCTTTACGGTGCTACCGGACCTAATGCCCCATAAGGTCACATGACGGAGTCCCCCATCCGCAAGGTAGCCGTCTATCCGGCCTGTCATGGGCTAACACAACTCGCTCCCACCCGCGCACGGCCTACGTTCCGTCCTGACTAGTAAGCATCGTCGAGAGGCTGTCAGTGCTTTCGATCCACTGGCCTAGTGGCTAATTACCTTCTGTAAAAGCCGTCTTTCCGGCCTGTCAATTCAGTACCACTAGGGTTCCTGTTTCCGGGTGATTATCTACTATCGTTCACCCACGATTTGCAACTTACGGGTGCTAGTCGCCCTCCCTTGGGTATGGGTCAGGTTACTCTAGAAAGGAATATCGTCCTCGTATTTTGAGGCGTCAAAAGGAACGGCGTCCTTAGGCTTCCCCGAAGACACGCCGGAAGATTGCGGCTTGCTCGTCGAGGGTTTGGGGGCCAAAGGGGCGTCACCGCCAACCTTGTGGAACACCCAAGGCAAAAGACGGTTAGTCTTTTTCCCGTTCTTTTCATTGACTTGGACGGTTCCAATGAACGTCTTATTAATCAGCTTGTCGTTATCTTCTTCGGGGTCAACGGGGCCGACACCGATAGCACGGCAGAAGCTCGCAAAGTAGACGCACTGCTTCTTGTGCTTCTCGTCTGCTTCTTCTACGTTTTCGGGGTTTCCGTTCCTGAAAATCTTGAACTCGTGGAAGAAGTATTTACCGGCCCTGGGGCCATCCATGAAAACAACCTTACCACTCAGAACCTTTTCGTCGCCGTTTTCCCAGTGGTTGACCTTGGTGGCAAGCTCGGAAAAGTACAATTCGTAGTCCCCTTCCGGTGCGACGAACGAGACTGATTCCCTCGGTTCCTCTTCATACTTACTCGGGTCAAAAATTGCCATTACTCTTTCTCCTTTCCATAGTTTCGGGCCTTCTCTAGACCCGCTTTGATCTTGTCATGATCGATCAAGGCCAATTTCTCAAGCGCCAAACGCTTACAAGTCTCAACGTCTAGTGCGCCACAACCGGAAAGCCCCCATCCGGTGCCGGCATGGGACACTCTGAAGTCGCGCAATCCTTCATGAACAACCCATACTTCCCCGTGAGCCTGAAAGGTGTCAAGGACGGGTTTCTCGACTTTCCCGTCTTTGGTCATCATCTGAAACGTCTTCAAAACGTTCCCTCCCGCTTGTCCTCGACACGGGAAGCCGTCAGGTATTGCGCCAACGGGTTCACGCCCTTCTCGACAATGAGATCCTCGGTGATGCCGTACCTATTCCCGCTCACGTGCGAAGCGCTGGTGTTCACTTTCAGTACGCGCTGATTTGAAGTCACCGCTTGAATCTTCTTGTCTTTGGTTTCCTTGATCATAACCTTCAAATCAAGATAACCGATAACGTCAGAGTTGTTCAAATAGTGTACCTCTGACTTCTCGTTCATATCGACCTTGTAATAGTTGTACGGTTCTCCGTCAGGACGATTGAACTTTCCAACCTCCGCATGGGCAACAAAAACGATGTTAAAACCCTTATCTCGGCGCAGGGCTTCGAAGGCCAAGAGGTACTTCCGGTGCATCTCTGTGAGCGCCGTGTACGCCTTGCCATATCCACCCAAAGCATCGCCCATTCCCTGAGCATCGCTATTCTTGATGATCTCGGCCTCGAAAACCTTGTTCATCTTGGTGATAGTATCCACTCCGAGGGTTTTGAAGTCTCCGGGGTTGGCATAGAGCCACCGCAGGAAACTAAGGCCGTCCTCGTAGTTTTGGATGATCGGCGTCATGACAATATCCGTCCGTCCCGAAATCGTCGGGCCAGGGTGTTCCCACGCCATGATGATAAGCCCCGGGAACGTCGCCTCAAGCTCAGTCTTTCCGACTTTCGGGCCACCGTAGATTGTGGCCATCATGGGCAGTGACGGTGGTGTGATTAGTGCCGCTGTAGACCAGTCCATTCTCTCTCCTCCTTCTCTCTTCTCAAGAGTCTAAACCATTCCGGTCGGTTTGTCAACTTTTTCCGGTGGCTTTGGTAGTGGCATCCAGTGGGTTACCATATCATTATCATAGTAATCACCATTACTTGGCTCACACCACTGTTCTCTGCTATATAGCAGATAACCAAACAGAACTCTTTTACCAGTTGCAAACAGGCAATCAACTGAAGCGTAATTCAGTTCCTTTTCCGGCAACCTATCCTTAACGCTAATCCATTCCATCACTTCCTCCTGTGGGCATCTATGCGTTTTGGCATTCTTTTTCTCATCATTTTCTCAATTGGATCAGGATTGCCCTTACCTCCACACAGTGGACACCCCTTGTGAAACTCATCATGCCACTCAACCCATAAGGTTGATCCATGGTAACAAACTCGCTTCATTCCTTCCTCCTCAATTCCTCATAAAACTTATCCACCGTCCTCACCTTAACCGGAAGAAACTCCCCCAGCCAAGCTTCCATCTTATCACGATTCGGGAAAGTGTCCTTGCGGATTGTCCCGAGCCACTCGATAAAATCGTGAGAACTTGGGGTCAATATCCGGTAGTCGTCAAGGTTTTCTGACTCATAGTTGTCAGGGAATCGGTGATGACATTGGGCGCTTTTCTCTGACTTGATCCATATTCCTGTGAGTTCACAGCGTAGCCGTCTGTTAGGATCTGTTGCTTTTACCTCCTCAATTTTCCTTTGACGTAGTTTCTTCCACCAAACTTGGTTCCGTAGGTTTGTCTTGGCTTTTCCCGTTGGCTCCATCTCGGTTACTCCTAATCATGTCGATGACAATTTGCATATTGTCCCGTCGGTATTGTGTCTTAGCCCTAGCTCGGTCTGCCAATTCGTCCTTAGACTTCTTTGACATCGTGAAGGCTTTACGTCGGAAGTTTTGGATCATGTTATTTTGTCTTCCTGTTCAAGCTGTTCAACGAGTCGTTTTACAGTCCAGAATGGAGCATACCACTTTGATGACCAACGATGTCCTTTTTTAGTCGTGCACCCGTCTTCGTCTGCTTTCACCTTAAACCAGTCATGACCTTTTGTAATGGCCCACTTCCCAGTTTCGTCTATCTTGGCCACTTCAAAATCTCTTTCACCTATCGGAGTATGGACAGTAATAATGTCACCTACTCTGATAATTCTGTCTACTTGTGTCATTCTATCACCCCCATATCCTTCTAAGAACCTCTTTCAAGCTTCGCCATGCGGTGAAGCCGTGGTATCCTCGGTTTAGTCGTTTGCGGTTTTGCTTTCGGATACTCATTCTAGTTGACACTATATCAATACCTTGTTACTATGTCAAGTGCAAAGGGGGCCATATGGTAGAAACCATCGATATTGAAACCATCCGGGATAAGTTGAAAGACCGGCGTCTTTACGTGGTGGCAAAGGAAACTGGTCTGTCGTACCAGGGAATACTAAACATTTTTACAGGAGTAACAAAGAATCCGTCATCGAACACCATGAACAAACTTCAGGCGTATTTCGATGCAAACAAGTAACATAACATCATTTCGATCCGAGCCACTAGCAAGCCCGACGGAACAACTAATGGACCATATGAGGGGCAACGGGATACCGTGTCCACCTTCGTTCCAATGGGACGGACAGATTCACCGATTCCCTACCAAAGTCGGGAACGACGACGCCGGGTGGTATGTCCTTTATGATGACAACGTGCCAGCCGGGGTTTACGGTGACTGGCGTGTCGGTTCCAAGATAACCTTTGTGGCCAACATTGGCCGGACCCTTTCTGCTGTCGAGATCCAGCAAAACCGCATGAGGATAGCTGAGGCCGTCAAGCGTCATGACGAGACTAGGCGCATGGCCAATGAACGAGCCTCTGAAACCTGTCAGCAGATTTGGGACTCGGCTCCCCAGGCCGGAAAGGAACACCCGTACCTTCTGAGTAAAGGCGTCCAGCCCCATATTGCAAGGATACACAACGACGGAAGGTTGATTGTCCCTTTGTTCAATCCCGACACTACTCTTTCGACATTGCAGTACATCGACGCCAACGGCGGCAAACTCTACCACCTCGGCGGGGCCACGAAAGCAAAGTTCTGCACTCTCGGGGTCATCGGTCGCCGGGTGTTCCTTGTCGAGGGGTATGCCACGGGTGCGACGGTGTTCGAGACAACGAACACGGCCACGGTGATAGCTTATTCTGCTGGAAACCTTGAGCCCGTCGCCGGTGTCATCAGGGCGCAAAACCCAATGGCTGATATTGTCATTGTGGCTGATAACGATGAGAACGGTGTCGGTTACAATCACGCCATTCAAGCGTCATCAAAACACGGGTGTCGTATCATCATGCCACCTAACGAAGGCGACGCAAACGACTTCCGACAGTCCGGCGGTGACTTGTTCGGATTGCTTACAGCAGAAACCAACATGATTGACAAGATGAAAGTTGTGTTCGGTAACGAGCTGTCAGACGAATACGAAGTACCGGACGAGGTGATACAGGGCTTGATCGTTGCCAACTCAATGGCAGTGATCTATGGCGATTCGAACTCAGGTAAAACCTTTTTCGCCTTGTCGCTTGCCATGTCGGTCGCTGAGGGCGTGCCCTGCTATGGTAGGGACGTCGATCAAGGCTTAGTGGTCTATCTTGCCACCGAGGCTCCGGGGTCGATTAGAAGCCGTATGCAGGCCCTTAAAAAGTACCATGGCCGAAAGCTTGAAAACCTAGCCATGGTCCCCGTTCCATTGAACTTCTATTCCAACTCGGGTGACGCCACTTCCGTGGTGACGTTGGTAGAAGAACTTGAACGGATCAAGGGAAAGAAAGTCAGGATGATAATAGGGGACACTCTGGCCCGTATGTCAGCAGGTGCAAACGAGAATAGCGGCGAGGACATGGGGCCTGTCATGGAACGGTTTTCCATGGTAACCCAAGCCACCGGATCGGCCATGATTATCATTCACCACAATGGCAAGGATCAGGCTAGGGGTGCCCGTGGTTGGTCCGGTATCCGTGCCCATATCGACACGGAAATTGAGGTTGAAGACTCACAAGGGGTCAAGTCGGCAAAGGTAACAAAACAGCGGGAACTAGGCTCTAAAGGTGACGAGATTCTATTCAAACTTGAGATCATTCCCATGGGGAAAAGCAAGTTTGGGGTCGATGTTACAACGTGCGTTGCCGTGCCAAACTTTGACACAATGGCCAGACGATGGGACAAGACGGAACTCAAGAGAATCGAGCTACTAAAGGAACTGATTTTCTATTACGACGGTCAAACTAATGCCGGGTATCCTTTCGTCACAAAGGAAGACATTAAAAACTTCCTAGTCAAAAACAAAGACATGACGGAAGAAAACGCGCGTAAGAACGTCCAGGAAAACAGCAAGTCTCGATTCCTAGGGGCCCTCATTTCTGACGGTTTGGTACAGTCTCAAGACGGTGGTTTCATCATCCTTTACACTGAGGGAGATAGCTAGTTTTGGGACAAAACGTTTTGTCCCATGCTTGTCCCACTTGTCCCAAACGGTCTATAAACGGGACAAAACAATACCCCCTCCCTTTAGGGAGGGGTATTTTGTCCCAAACCCTGTCCCATAGAGTGTCCGGGACAGATCGATGGTTTTCAGTTTGTCCCATGCGATTCCCCAAACTTCCCCTTGACGTAGTAACCGGATGGTGGTATGATGGAAACAGATAGGAGAGAGAGAGATGAAGGAACACAAGACTAAGCAAGAGCTTTCCATGAAGTTGGCTCATATCAAGTTGGCCGGATTCGGCGATATCGAATCGGTACTTAGGTCAGTTCTATTCAACAGTGGAACGGTCATTGATTGGGATTTTGTACAGCGGGAGCTTGATAAGGCTTACCCGGAAGATTCCAAATGACCATCCCCCAAGCCATCGCAGAACTAGAGGACAGGGGAGTGCCGGAGGTGGTGGAGTTGCTATTTCGGTTACAGCTTGAGATTGATAGAAAGGACAGGGAAATTAACGAGTTGAATAGTTTAGTTGACAAGCTCAAGTATGGGGATTTTTAGGGAAGAATATGAGAGAGTTCATAACTGCAACTTACATCGGGGCCGATGGTGATGACTTCCGAAAAGAGTTCGTTGAGTATCTTCGATACCACTTGGCCACAACTAGGTGGGAAGCTATGAGTGATCATACTTTGTATTTGCAAGGCGCGAAAAAAGCTATTGAAGAAATCATAGAGGAGATTGAAAAGGTATGAGTGAGTGCGGTTGTGATTCGTGTCGAGATATAGAAGTCATTGACCCATTCCTGGCCCACCAACGAAAAGCCGGACAGTCCAAGAGTCCTAAGAAGGCTCAGGCGGCTAGGGATAATTTGGAGAAGGCTAGAGAGGCGAAGAGGAAGGCCAATATGGCAAAGGAGAATGGGGATGAGTAAAGCGATGACGTTTGAAGAGTGGTGGGAAGAAAACTGGAAGAAGGACGAGTTTTTGCAATCAGATTTTTCTGGTGGACACAAAATTGCATGGGACGCCGCCCGACTCGGCATGATACCCGAGGACGAGGCGGTGCGGATTCCTGATGTTGGGGATTGGCCTGTGGATGCAAATGAGATCCGTGTGGGATATGCCCACAATTCAAGCGGCATGATTTACAGGGTTCCTTTGATTAAGGTAATCCCTCGCCCCACTCCTGCATGGACTCCGAAGGTGGGGGATGCGGTGTTCTTCAAGTCCGTTGGCGACATCAAACACATTGGCATTGTGAATGAAGTAACGGTGACTCAGGTAGTTGTTGCCTACGATTCGATGTTTATTCCGGTATCGCTTGAAGTCGTTAAGCAATTCTCCGTTGAAGCTATCGGCAAACCGTGGGGGGAGATATGAGTGTGATGAGGGATTTTGAGAAGAAAGCGAAAAAGCATCCCGAAATTGGTCACTATTGGGATTTTCTGACAATCATTGAATTGCTTGAACATGCCCGCGCACTTGAGGCGATGTTGAAGAAGCACGAGTGGGAACCCAGTCAGGTCGATGACGAGGATGGCGTGTTTCCCCTTGTGTGCATTGAATGTCATGGCGATAAGCGCATTGGACATCGCCCCGACTGCCAACTCGCCAAACTGCTGGAGGGATGTGATGAGTAAGTTTCCGTGGCCAATGGACAAGCCGATTGATTCATTTGTCGGCATGCAGTTTGATACGGCACAATTCCATCTTTACGCTGAATATCTTTTTCATCGTCTCAAGAAGGCCGAGAGCGAGAGGGATGCGGCAGTAGCCATGGCAGAAGGTTTTATGATTCAGGAAGAACAGGAGTAAACGATGACTAAGCACTACACCACCGAAGACATTCGTCGGCTTGTACCGGAGGCTACCGAAGTTGATAGCGTCAACGGCATCGTTGCTTTCAGGGTAGACGGCCTTTGGTTCAGTGAGCGTAACAGAACGTGGAAGATCATTTTCGAGACACGGGCACAGTTGGAAGTGGCGAGGGAGGCGTTGGAGTTTCTTTCTGAAAGCGGAAATGTAGACAACTTGTGGAGAGCTACCGAAGCCCTCGCAAAGATCAAGGAGATGCAGGATGAGTGAGTTGACCAAGGAACTTGTGGCGGCGTTGAAAGAGTTGAGAGGATTTTACTACACTACCGTAGACCCCTCGTGTCAAAAGGGTCAGATGCAGAGATGTTTGTGCAGAGATTGCACTGAAAAACGAGCAGACGCCCTCATCCTCCGCGAAGAGCAGACGCCGGACACAATGGCCAAGATGCGTGATCTTGTTGAGATCCAGGGGCGCGATGGAACGTGGAACTATGACAAGTACCTCTTCGGAATGTACAACGGCATGGAGTTGATGCTTGCCATGGTAGAAGGGCGCGAACCGAAGTACCGGGATTGGCCGGAGTCAGAGCAGACGCCCGTGCCGAGTGGGCGGGTGATTAGTGAGGCGATGAATCTTGATCTGGAGGACTATCTCGCAGACTACGCCAGGATGCTTATTGAGTACGGAGAATCGGAAAAGGCTGGCGAGGTTTTGCTTGACCGCGATACCATCCGCACAGCACCCCAGGCCACCATGCCAACACAAGGGTACTCGCGGGATGAAGAAATCTACAGGCTCAAGGTTAAGTGCAACACCTACGCCAAGCGGTTGGTCAACGAAGGGTTTGACGATGTTGCATGGGAAATCACCGGGCCGCTGATCGGAACCGAAGGAGGGAAATCGTGAGTGAACTGAAACCGTGCCAAAACTGCGGACAACTTGTTCGTGTTGCGCCGATGGTTACCGATCCAGGATGGGGTGTATTTCATGAGTGCCTTGTGCAAGCACCCACGGAGGCCGAAGCCATCGCCGCCTGGAACTCCCGACCCACCGTTCAAGCGCCCGTAGTTATCAATGGGGGAGTAATGGCTGACGTGATGTACCTACTCCCCGGAGAGTTGCGCGACCGACTGATGGACATAGTGGCCTCCCCGGAAGACCATGAACTTAGCCACCTAAGGCCAGTTCAAGCTCCCGACTTGTCAATGCTGTACACCACGAATGGTCCACCCCGCCCAACCGTTCAAACGCCCGTGGTGCCGAGCCGAAACACCGCCAAGAGACTCGTCTACGCATGGCGTGACAAGGTTTCCCTGAACACCCGATGGACCGGACTAAAGGACGCAGACTGGACGGCGCTTATCGACGCCATCCACGGCTACCAGTCGCAAGAGAGGGTGGTTGACGAAATCTGCACGATGAACAGTGTCTTGAACTCTCGAATCATGACGGTGCTTCCCGGCATCAGCGATGAGAAGGTCACGGAGCTTCGTCGTGCGGTTCTCAAGGTCATGTCGGAGGGTGTGGACTGGGAAAGTGTTGACGCCTATCTTGCCGACCTTGAGTTCGGCCAGCGCGACAGAAAGGCGACGCTTGAACTCATCCGCCCGCTCCTGACGAGTGCGACCCATGGCTACCGGGAGCAGATGGCGGCGTGTTTCTTGGCCGGATACGAGGCGCATATCAATGACCCATGGAAGTGCCGACCGTATGCTTACCTCGCCACCATCACCGAAGGAGGGAAATCGTGAGTGAACTGAAACCGTGCCAAAACTGCGGACAACTTGTTCGTGTTGCGCCGATGGTTACCGAGCCAGGATGGGGTGTATTTCATGAGTGCCTGATTCAAGCACCAACCGAAGCTGAAGCCATCGCCGCATGGAAGGCCATCCACGCCCACCTCCTCACCCACGGCTACCGGGAGCAGTCGGTACGTTACATCAGGTTTGGAGAACCCCCCGCCGACGGCTTATCGACAAACCATCTAGACCCACAAAATCCGAAGAAAGAGATTGGAGTTTCTTGCTACCCGGCTATTGTGTACAAGGGGAAGTTAATGCCGGTTCTCCCAGACTACAACCGGATGGCGGCAGTGGACATGGAGTGGTTAATGGACAGGCCGAGGTTCGAGATTTTTGGAGAAGAGATTGGGACGGGTTCCGATGGTGAGCCTCTTCTCAAGGTCACTGGCTATTCCCTGTTAGGTGATGCCCTCGCCGACCTGGAAGCCACCACACGCACGAGCTACCGGGAGCAGTCGGGTGGTGTGGAAGGGGAAATCACGTACACACTGGACGGTAAAGTCTACACGGCGAAGGTTCCAAACTGCATCGGAGACGAGTGTCTTAGACATGGCGTCGACCAGATATACCGAGTTTTCAAGGTATCTCCTTTTGGTGAAAAGGACATCGGCATGAAATATTCAGATCCGATTGGCGAAGGAGACGTTTTCTACTCTGTACCGCCAGCAACGTACTAAGGAGTGCAGTCATGGATAAAGAAGCGAAACAGAATGAACTCTCAAAAAACTGGCCGTGGGCAACGGGGCTTTGCTCGGCTCACCGAATCCCTGACCCGGACTGTAGAGTTTGCCGAGGCAAAGCCACCCCACCCCCAAGCGACAGTGGGAAGGTTCGGGAGGCGGTGGAAATGGTCAAGAAAGCTCTGAAACCGGACGCCGAGGTATCATACAAGGATGCCCTCAGGGTAGCCCTTGTCGCCCTGTCGTCGTCGGAGCGCACCAGCGACATTGGAAAAGTGCGGGATGAGTTGCGCGAGGCCCTGCTGTCGCTGTCGGCTGGAAATCGGACCAAGACGCGAAGGCATATCGACCAAGCTCTATCCGCTTTGTCGTCGGAGGTGGAGTGATGAAGATCGCGCTTGAGGGACAGAAGGCTCTCGAATGGTTGATTCCTTGGAAGTTTACCTACGGGTCAGACGGCGAGATATCAACCGAAGGATGGGGCATTTGCTGGCTATGGTGGACAATCTACTTTGATGAAAAGAGGGTATACAAATGACCCCGCGCGAGAAGATCCTGCGGGAGGGGCTGACGCGAGTGACTTATGCCAACACTAGACAAGAAGCGTGGCAGATCGCCAGTGAAACCCTCGCCCGTGCTGATGCGGTCGCCGAGACTGACGGATGGATCGCGGTGGGGGATAGGTTGCCGGAAGAAGAACAGTTTGTATTGGCGTACAGACCATTCGCACACCTAAAGCCAGCGGCTGACAGAAACGTGCGATGCTTGATGTTTCGTGGCCTTGATGTTCCATTTTCAATCGGTGGATTCGATGGCACTCACGAAGTCACCCATTGGCAACCACTTCCACAACCTCCCAAAACAAAGGACTAACCATGCCACGAGAAAAGCAATACACCACAGAACAACTCGCCGAACGCAACCGCGCCGCGAGACGCGAATGGGCCAAACGAAACCCCGATAAGATCAAGGAAAAACAAAAACGCCAAGACGAACGAAAGCGACTTGCCCGTAACGCACCAATCACCGAAAAGGTGTGTTCCGTTTGTGGCCTCCCCAAGCCCCTTGTAGCGTATCCGAAGCGTGGCCCCGGTATCGGCAACACTTGTCTAGCGTGCGAGCCACCACAGACCCGGGAACAGCGCTTAGAATCGAAACGGGAGTCGGCCAAGCGTTACCGCGAGATGTACCCGGACAGAGTGCAAGAGTCGGGACGAAAAAACGAAGAGCGACGGCGACTAAAACGGATTGCCGCGGGTATGGTGCCAAGGGTGCCCAAGCCCGCGACTCCAAAACCAGTTACGGCCCAGGTTCGCCGACAGAACCCATACCCCCTTGAGAGGGTGCCCAAGGAAACCACGTTCACCCCGGGAGGTTTCGTGCGCCGTGCCATCGCCGAGGGGTGGTCGATTGCTTGCGGTTACGGTGAGTTCAGCGGGGGCATGATTGCTTTCATTCGGTTCCCGCTTATCATGTACATGCGGACCAACGGCTTGAAGACCTATGGGGTCTTGTGCGATGATAGCGGAGAGAGGTATCCTAGAGTGCATATGGCCGAGAGTGCGGCAAAGAGGGTGTGGAAGTGAAGCATATCATGAAGTATTCAATAAACTTCTGGATTGGCGCTAGTCCTGCTCTCTTCGGGTGTTTCATCGACTCTTGGCAATGGTGGGCGTTCTTTGTTGTGTCAACCATTCTTCTGATGCTCCGAGACATTTCGGCGCATGGAACTATAGAGTAACTGCCCCCCCGGTGCGACATTGCCAAATCGTGGAAAAGGTGGTAAGGTTTAGGTATGGCTAAAGATGTAACGGAACGGCATCCTGGAGGCAGACCAGTGGAATACGATCCAAACATAGTTTCCAAACTCCCAGATATGTTTAAGGAAGGTCAGAGCATAACCGAGGTTGCTACTGAGCTAGGGATACACAGAGATACTATGTACGACTGGGAGAAGAAGTACCAAGAGTTTTCCTACGCATTAGCATACGGGAGACAACTTGCACAGGTTTGGTGGGAGAAACAGGGCCGAGAAGGACTATACAAAACATCAGAATATGATGGCGAAAGCAAGGTGTCGACCACTCGCGCTATCAACGAAAAGATGTGGGCTAAGAATATGTCTTGTCGGTTCCCTTCTGATTGGACAGAGAAGAAAGAGATTGAACACTCTGGAGCATTGCAAGTCATCAACGTCGGATTGCCTAGGTTCCTGAAAGAAGACAAATGACGAAGGTAGACTGGTCCGGCCTAGACGAGTGCACCAATGATGTATATAAACCACTGTACAACGATTGGAACCGTTTCAACGTTCCTTACGGTGGGTCTGGGTCTGGCAAGTCTCATTTCATTACCCAACGGTACGTTTTCAGACTACTAAACATCATCGGGTACAATCTTTTGGTGACACGTAAGTACGGCGTAACTAATCGATTTAGTACCTTTGCGCTGTTCAATCAGGTCATAGCACAATGGAACATGGAAGCACTTTTCACGGTCAATAAGTCGGATATGACAATCACGGCTTGCAACGGGAATCAAGTGTTGTTCCTTGGCCTAGACTCTCAGGACAAAATCAAGTCGATCACGTTCAAGACGGGCATTCTTCAGGCTGTTTGGATGGAAGAGGCGAATGAGTTTGAGGAAGGCGACTTGACGCAACTTGACTTGCGCCTTCGTGGTATCTCGGAAATACCGTTTCAAATCACGGTGAGCTTTAACCCCGTGTCGGCCTTCCATTGGCTCAAGACATATTTCTTTGACTCTCATTTGAACAGTTGCACGATCCTCAAGACAACCTACCTTGACAACAAGTTTGTGGACGAGGCTTACAAGGAACGGCTCAACGCCTTGACCGGGACTGCAAAGCAAGTTTATGCCCTAGGTGACTGGGGTGTGACTGAGGGGCTAGTGTTCAAAGAGTTCAGCCAAGCTACGATACCTGAGAACGCCAAACGTTACGGGTTTGGACTCGACTTCGGGTTTAGCTCTGACCCCGCAGTCTTGGTTGACGTTTGGACCCGCGGCGATGAGATTTACCTTGATGAGAAGATTTATCAAACTGGACTAACTAA